CCACCACGCCTTGCAATAATTGCTTCACCCATTTATCTCACCACCCTTATCTGAATCGGCAACGAAACCGTTGGTTTTTCAGTTGCATAGAAAGTGATAGAACCATTATTGCAAACTGCCCTGTAAATATATCCCCACGCTTCAATTCGTGCTTCGTCAGTAGAGTATGTGCCACTCATCACTACATCTATAATTGGTATGTCCGTAAACAAAATACCACTAACGGATACAGTTTTTGTGTATGGAGCAGACGTGCCTGACCACGTAGTGTTGAGAGTAGCCGTTAGAACAGCATAATTTACATGGCCTAAAACCGAAAGATTCGCCTTTTCTGCCTTATGCGAGTCAATTTCATCCTTCAAGTACTGTGTATTTCCTTCAATCCTGTTGAAATCTGTAGCTCCAGGTACCGTCTGTCCTGGTTGCCCCCAATTTGTTTTTGGAATCTGCCATGGCATATTTGTATCACCTCACTCTGCTTTTCTTCCTGTCAATCTTGCTTGCATATATCCAGCCCAGCTTATCTCCTGACGTATCACATGATAATCCTTGCCCTTAACGGTCACTCGGTCACCCAAAAGCAGTGCCGGATTCCCCCGCCAGTCAACTTCTACATCTCGCCTCGGCTCTTTGACTGATGCCAGCAGAGCCTCCGCTATCGCCTGCGCCTGCGCTAAAGTCTGCACAAGCGGGTTAGCGGGAAACTCATATCTCAATACCCCGTTTTCCGTTATGCTTGTTTCGTCCCTGGCAATAGCTCGCTCTTTGTTTTGGACCGTGAGCGGCTTACCCTGGATAACCAGCGTCGCCTGCTTGTCCGTGGCGTTTGTGTTCCTGATGCTCACACTTGCACCCCAGCCATAGTATGTGGCATCGACTATACTGACGCCTGCCGGCGGGCTGTCCAAACTCGCAACGGCCTCAATAACCGGCGTTTTGTTGTAAATAGCTGTAATTGTCTTTGTTGTGCTTGCTGGTATCGTGATAGGTTCATTGCTGCGGTAGACTTCCTCTGCTGCTGATGCAGGCCTCAAAGGCTGCGTGTCAACCATAATTTCATTCGCCACTTGGTCCTGTCGTGACGGAGCCCGGAGCGGCGGAAAATAGTCATCCTCCGTTATTTCCAATACCGGCTCATCGCCCGTAATGAGAAAGCTCTCTACCTGTATCTTTCCGTCCCGGTTCTGGAAAGCTGCCGCAAGTCCAGCCTCCGCAATTCTTCTCAATGCTTCACGGTGGCTGACCGGATCAAACCAGGCGTAAGGAATAATGATATTTTGTAGTTCCGTATCAATAATATATTGGTCACTGGTGAGCCCTGCATCCTGCAATACATCTTCCGCCAGTTCATACAGCGTCTTGTTCTGTTGCACCTGACTTGTCTGATATGTGCCTTTTCGGAGTAGTTCCATCCGGTCACGGGCTGTGACAGTTGCTTCAAGTGAATCGTCAGGGCTGTCCCAGTCGAGGGACCAAAATCTGCCGAGCGGTACCCATTCCATATCTCCGCCTATCTCTGTTCCCAGCCATACCTGTATTCTCCGGTTAGGCTTGAGCAGGTTCTTGAGAGGGCTTTGTTCGTTATCTATGTCAAATTTTTTGCTTTCATTATTCAGGCTTAACGATATTTCATTAGCTGAGATATTACCGACAGGAAGACTTCCCTGGCTGGCCTCTCTCTCTTCTAACAGTCGCAAGCTCACCAGGTCGCCAGTCTCATACACCTCACGGATGGATGTAAAAAACTCAATTATCTTTGCACAACGGCCAGCGTGGCTCCATTTGGTAATAGTCAAAACCTGCTTTGCAACATCAAGGACCTGCGGCTCTAACGTCTTGCTCCAGTTTACCTGGTCATTCCCGGTCACAGTCTCGGTTTTTAGGAGGGTGTCATTCTGGGCGTACAGCTTGATTTCAAAGTCCACGGGATACTCCCCCCGTGCTGTGTCGCCTACAACCTTAAGCTGACGGATTGGTCTGGGTAAATGCGTCACAGTTAGTGCAGGATATGGAGTAACAAATAGTCCACCGGCTCCGGCAAATTGCGCACCCCACCAACCCATTTGATATTGGCTTAACATGCCTGGGGATGGTGCAAGATGGTATTCTCCTGACGTCAAATCCCACGTGCCATCAAGGCAGGCGTATTTGCGGGTGGTCTGGTCCACGCTGTCCGCGGTTTGCTGCGGGTAGCTGACGTTGGCCTGTTCGCTGGCTTCGATTGTTAGGCTTTGATCCATAAATGGGTCTGTATAATCTATTTCCACTCGTGCGAATACCTGCCGCCTGTCGGCTTTCATTTTGTCAATAAAGTCTTGTGTTACTGGATACACCTATACCACCGCCTCACTGTTCTATAAATCCTATACTTACCTCTTCCCAATACCTTACGCCGTTTTTCGTATGCCATAAACTTGTTATTATATCTCCTGCATAGCAGGTTATTGACTTGCTGCCCCCTGTGTCCGGGTATGTTAAAGAAAAAAACGGCTTGTTGGCCGTTATAGTATTAATTATTTTTTGAAGTTCGGAATCAGGCACCATCCTCCAGACACAGTCTACTCTCCGTTTTGTCGCAATAAGTTCCATCATCATCTTTCCAGAGGCGGTGCGGTTGCTTTTGGTTAAATCAAAACGCCCAACTTTGAGCTCGCTGGGCGTTTTTACCGTTACTCCTGCGATTTTTAGCATAATCTACACCCCCTGTGGTTGAACTACAAGATTAAGCCCCTGACGCTGGCCTTCTCGGATTATGGTGGGTAGTTGCACCCTTGCAAGTACGGTATTATCTATCTTGAGCACTAGGTCCTTGTCATCCTGTTTGGCTGATGCCTGCATGATTCTCATGGCATTAATAAACGCCCTATACACTGCCTGCTCTATTGTCTCAGCAGTTAATCCCGCTGCTGCAGGATTGTATTTCTTAGGCACAACAGCCTCGCCTTCGTGGAGATATGCCAGCATATCCTGCGGGACGTAGTTTGTGCCGGTAGCAAGACGCGGAATCTCTCCGATGTTGAAACCGAACCTTGAACCCCTGGCTATGCCCAACAGATCAGCAACCCAATTGGGGACACTGATGCTGATTTTATTAAGCCCTCGGATCAGCCAGTTGAGGGCGTCAATAACAACATTTATTGCGCCCTTAAAGAAATTGCCAATTGGCTCGGTTACATTGGTGCGGAACCAAGTTCCGAGAGAACTAAATACTTGCTTTATCCCGTTCCAAGCACTTGTAGCCCAAAATTTCACATCGTTCCAGGTATTCTTGAAGAAATTACCCATCGGAGTCAGCACTTTCTGGGACATCCAGCTGGATGCCGATTGCCAAGCCGTCTTGACCCCGTTCCAGGCATTTGTCGCGCCTGTTTTTACCGCGTTCCAAGTGCTGCTGAAAAAGTTGCCTATAGGTATCAGGACGTTTTCGTTAAACCATGTGCTTGCGACAATCCACGCCTCTTTGATTCCGTTCCAGCAATTTATTGCTGCCGCCTTGACTTCATCCCAATGTTGGATCAGCAGCACGATGCCAGCAATAAGCGCAACAATAGCACCAATAATCAAAACCACAGGATTTGCGGCCAAGAAAGCCAGAGCGGCGCTAAGTCCTTGAACAACAGTCGTCACGAGGCCAACCACGAAATAGAAAGTGTTTAGGGCGGTCTTAAACGCTATAAATGCCCCAGCGACAATGCCTATTGAAATCGCCAGAGCATCTACGAGAGGCTTGTTTTCTTTCATCCAGTTACTGATATTCGTCAAGGCGTCCCCTATCCAGTTCAGCACATCCACAATAACCCCGCCAGTCCACTGAGCGATAGGCTGCAAGAAATTATCCCACAACCACTGCCCCAGAGGTTTGAATGTTTCCAAAACGCTATTTACAAAAGAAATAGCTCCGCCCAAGGAATTAAAAAATGCCGGTATGGCTTCAGAAATTACCCACGACCCGAAAGGAACAAGAACCTCATTCCAGAACCATTTTAGACCTTCGCCGACATTCAATATCAGAGGTTGAGCCGCTTCTTTAAGCCTATTGAATCCCTGGATAGCCGGATCAAACAAAACCGCCAGCTTTTCAAGGACCTCCTGGAATTTCGAGAAGGCTGTAGGTTCTCCTGTATCTTCAAGCTCCAACGGCGCAACAGGTCCGGCACCCGGTACTGCAATATCGCCGACAGCAGTATCGCTCATATCCTCCTGGATCTGGTGGACCTCGTCAAATGTCTGAAGGTTCTTCTTTGCCTGTTTTGCTGCGTCTTCTGTAGCGTCGCCCAAGTCTACCATAGCCTCTGCCTGGTCCTTTGTACTGTCTGCAAGGGCATCGGTAGATTGCTTTACCTTTTTCCCAAGGATACCCTGTAGGTATGAATAGAACTCTGCCATGAAGTCTCGAACTTTAATAAGCATGGAGTTAAGGCCACCAAATAACGTCGACGTCAATGTGCCGACAGTCATTCGCCAGATGTCTTTGATGCTCGATGTAACGCCCTGCCAGGTGTCCTCCATTGATGCCATCATGCCACCGAAACGTTTAGTCATGCCTGCAGTCAACATCTCAACCGCTTTTGCTCCGGGTATTAGTCCTTTAGATACCATCTTCTGGAGCTCGGGCACGGTTGTGCCCATTGCTTCAGCCAAGATATGCCATGCCGGGACACCGGCTTCTGTGAGCTGGCGCATTTCCTCAGCTGAGAGCTTGCCCTTTGCCCGGATTTGCCCCAATGCAAGGGTTATCCTGTCAATCCCAACAGAGCCAGAACCAAGCGCCGCTGACGCATCGCCAACAGCCCTCAACGTAGGCAAAACTTCTTCTGCTGCAAAACCGTAAGCAAGCATGCGCTTTGCAGCTTCAAGCAGTTCCTCATATCCAAACGGTGTCTTAGCTGCGAAATCAGCCATATCATCAAGAAAAGCCTGTGCTTTTTCCGCGCTGCCAAGCATGGTTGCGAAACCAATCTGTGCAGTTTGGAGCATGGAATTGAAACTTATCGCCGCTCCCACTGTGGATTTAAAGCCCTTTTTCAGCGCCTCAAACATGCCCATGCCCAGCGTAACAGAAAAAGCATTTTTGAATATATTGCCTATCTTTGAGCCTGCTTTGTCAGCCTGTTTTTTGGCTTGCTTCAAACCTTTTTCATATTCTTTCTGGTCCAACCCCAGTTTTGCAATTACCTGCCCTACTGTCATTCTTTTTCACCTGCCTTTGTCGGCACTTTTAGACCCTTTTGTTTTGCGTCCTCAATATGTTTGTCATAATCATTATCTTCTTCTCGTTTACCTAAAACTTGTTGAATGATTTTCTTGAAGTCCTTGCTGATAAAATCATCCGGACTAATCTCTTTTATTTTCTTTTTCTTGCCGCTGAATACTCTGGCTAATATTGATACGCCATTCATTATTACTGCGGCCAA